CTGCCATTTGGGACTGTGTTGTTTTTTTCCTCTTTGTTGCCCATCTATTTTCTCCTCAACATAAATGTTACCGTTCATTTTTCCTGAAGCATACTACTTCTGAATTATGTTAATGTTCATTCCATTTTTAACCGAATCAGGTAAGTCCCCTGCAGATATCTTCCTTGTCTTTCGCACTCTGCTGAACTGTCTCAAATGCATTAATTAAGAAACTTGCTATAATTCTTAATAATACGCTTCACAATACACAGAATTTATGTACTGATCACATAAACCTGCGCTGCATGTTTCATTATAACATAATTCTTCCAGTTTGCAACGTCCTATAAACCCTTATTTTTAGGGATTTTATAAAATGTTCAGTCCTTGTAAATCCTCTAGTTTCTTGCTCATTTAGTAACAAATTAGTAACAAGGATTTAGATAGCAATCAGATCATTCCAAGTCGCAGTTCCACAGATACCGTCAGCTTCTAATCCTCTTGATTTCTGATACTGTTTCAGAGCATAAATGGTATTGTCTCCTGCGGACCGGTCAAGGTCAAGTTCTTTCTTATCCTTTCCTTTGAATCCTCTTGCTCTCAGGATTTCCTGCAACAGAAGTACAGAAGTATTTTTATCTCCTGCTTTTACAGTTTTTGGTTCAAACATATATTTCTCTCCTATCTGTGTAGTATTAGATGATGTATTCTCAGGTTTTGCAGGTGCGGATGCATCAGATACAATACTATAATCCGGTGTACAGAACTTAGTTCCGGGCATCTGACTATTGAGGTAACTTTTAGCACATACACCGCCACCATTTGCGATAATACCGGATGCTCCACTTGTATTACCTTCAATCGTATAGAAACGATCACCGATTACGGCGGTAACAAGTCCTGTATGGGTAAATGTACCGTTATGATAAAAGATAACAATGTCACCGATTTTCGGGTTTGCGTTCCGGGTAAACAAATTTCCCAGTGTTGGACAGTACACGTAAGGCCAGTGTTTCAGCAATTTTTTAGCTTTTTCCAGACCAAAGGCTTTCATGAAACACCAAGATACGAACGCCGCACACCAAGGCTGCCCCTGATAGGATGGTTCTATATCTCTCCAATATTTCGTAAAATTAGCAGATCCTGCGTTTGCTGTCTTACTGTCAAGCTGACTGTTTGATTTTTTCTCCAAATAGCCCTCTTCGTTTTTCGCAATCAGGATAACTTTTTCAATAGCTTTGTCCATTGTCGTTCCCCCCTTATCCTCATTTTTTGTTGCAGTATAGTCTTTATAAAAGACATTTCTGTCTACTTTCCCTGAGATTCCCGGAATAGTTGCTTTGCTGGAATACTGCCAGCCAATACCAGCAGCAGGTTTTAATCTGATCTGCATTGTCCCATCATCCTGTGATGGGTAAGCAGCTAACCAGCAATCATATTTTTTTGCATCTTCAGGAAGCTGGTACTGATACCAGGAGTATCCGCAATAAATGCCAAACTGATAACCAGCTTTAATGATGATTTCTCTGAATGCGTTAATCATCCGCATCATAAGATGTTTTGACAGATTCTCCTGACACTTATCTTCAATATCCAGAAACACAGGATAATCCAATTTTCGTCCATTCAGGATTTCAACTACTTTTTTTGCTTCATATTGAATTTCTGAAACATTGACTGCATAACTATACTTGTAAACACCGACAGAAATACTATTGGCAGTACAGCCTTTATAATTGGCTTCAAATGTACTATCAATAACATTACCCTTCTCTGCGATTCGCAGAATAGCGAAGTCCATACCGTAGTTTGCTACGGTGGGCCAGTCAATAACTCCATTCCATCTGGAAACATCAATACCCTTAATCTCCACAGTCCTACCCCCTATTTTTTCGGTTCTGTATATTCAAGTGCCTGTGTACTATCGGTGATTCCAGCAGTAGTAGGGTCCGTAACTACTCCAAGAATTACCAGTATACTGAACACTGCATTGACCACTTCTAACAATTTATTTCCCAGATCACCCAGATCAATCTGGATGCCAAACACAGATGCAATTACCTGAATTAACAGGAGTACCGCCGGGATAAATGCAACCCAGAACGTTTTATTCTTAATTCTTACAAGCCAGTTAATTTTTTTCATGACTATTCCCTTCTTTCTTCTTTAAGTGCAATTCTTCGATCTCATGTTTCATTTTTGTAATCATACCATTACCACCAAGAGCATGATATGCATCATACATTTCACAAAAATTTTGATAAGCGTAGGATGGAATATCGCCATCTGTCATATAACGGTCATGGTATTCAATTAATTGTACTTTCAGTAACAGCATGGTTCCTTTACTGTTCGCATCCCTATCTTTTTTCTGATTCTTTAAAAGCCACACAATGTAGCCCATAAGAGCAGTCAAAATAATAGGAAGTGCAACAGAATAGGTTTCCAGTAGAATTTCTTTCATTACTTCCTTTCTGTACACAAAACAACCGCCTGTGACGTTATATAATCGTCATATAGCGGTTGTTTTTGTACTTGTGATAATTTGATTACCTGTTAATTATTCTGCTAATTCAGGACAATCTAAGTCAACCAGAACTTCTTTTACTTTGTCCTTGATCTTATCAGGAACATCAGCAAAAGTTTTCTTACCCTTAATGATTAAGGTTGCATAAATAATCGCCATAGTCTGCACATCCTTTCTGAATAGTAATTTTATGATCAACTGATAAAACATCAGTTACCACCTTCTAAAATAGCCTTTACAGCATCTTTCAGTTTGTCAGGTACATCATCCATTGTCTTTACACCTTTGATAATTAGTGCCGCATAAATCTTTGCCATACCTTACACCCTCTTTCTATCCAATCATTTCATAAATTTCACACATTGCCACCTGTGCCTGTGTAATTTCATCTTCCAGCGTTGCATTCTTTTCTGCTTGAATTTTGATATATTCGTCTTTGCTATACTCTATCAGATCAAATTCATACCCAGTGAATCCCGAATATTCATCCGTTTCCGGTTCATTCACTTCAGTGATGTTGGAACTGACAAAAACTTTTGTTTCAGTTAGCTCCAATTCATCTGGTTTGACTGTGCTTCTCTGTTTTCCATAATCAATCATGTTACCTTTCGTCCTTTCTTTGTGTTGGGTTTTATGTTGCATTTATAATAATCATCTGCATACGGTAATAATGGTTCTATGTATTTCTGATACAACCGGAAGGAATCACATGATATAAGCCATCCTTTATAGCTGTTTAAGCTGCACCATTCTGAATAGTTCATCATATTCCCTGATTCCACTTTTACACGCAATGCAGTTAATTTCTTAGTCATATCTATACAGGTTGTCTTTCTTAACAAAGTGTATTTGTAAAATGTCCGGTACCCTAAAAAGTCAACTCCTCTGATAAATGTCGGAAACACCTGCCAGTTTCCTTTAATGTTTAGTTTAAGTTCAGCTCTAAAGTAAACATCAATTTCTTTTCTTAACTCAACAAGTTCTTCTTTTGTCCTTGCAAAAATAACAATATCGTCCATATACCGAAAGTAATATTTGATGTGTTTTTGTTCCTTTATCCAATGGTCAAATGATGAAAAATAAAAATTTCCTGAATACTGCGATAAGTAATTGCCTATCGGTATTCCAGTTTCAGGATCAACATCTTCTTCCAGTAAATAAATTGCCGTCAGATCTTCAATGTCTGCGGTCTGTATGCTATCAATAATTTCAGTCAGTAACCATACCAACTCAGAATCATTAAACATTCTGGAATATTTTTCTTTCAGAAGATTATGGTTGATTGACTGATAGTAATGTCGTACATCCACTTTTAAGCAATACTTACATTCTTCTGGATGATTCCACATTGCATCCTGCATTTTATGCAGAGCCTTATGTATTCCTCTATCCGGTATTGCTGAGTATGTGTCAGTAGTCAGGTTATTGATGATGCAAGGTTCAATTACCTGTAAGATAGCCCACTGACAAATTCTGTCAGGAAAGTAAGGCAACTTATAAATCTTTCTCTTCTTTCTGCCATCATCCTTATAAAACACTTCATACTCAGATGTTCTATAAGTATGATTGATGAGCATTTCCTGAATCTGCTCCAGATACTTATCTGGATCTTTATCTATTTCCTGAACTTCTTTGTACCACCCTTTTCCTTTCTTTGCGTTCTTATGTGCTTTTCTCAGATTTTCAATATCACAAATTTTCTCAAATAGATGGTCATAACGTTTCATTTTTGGTATATTGCAGTTCCGAATTTCAGTCAGCATACATCAGATGTATGCCCGGTAAATACGGTTGACATTTCCTCTTTAGTAATTAAGTAAGGCGGTATTATCATTTCTGACTTGTCTGCACCGCCTATTTTTCTGTTTTGCCATGTGGCAGGGTTGAAAGAAATGGGATTAAAAATCAGCCGGATATCCCACCCGGCTGACAATGCAAATATATTAAGTGACCCCTGATATTACGATTCCGATTACTGACACTGTTATTCAGATTCCAATAGAATGGCCTGGTATTAACGTCATTATTCCAATTACTACCTAATTGAGTAATTGATTTTTATGTTAATCAATACAGGTAAAAATATCAGCGATTCTTTCAACCCATTATTTAGTTATTTATTAAGCGGTTGCCATTTGAGTCTTCCATGATGCAATGGCAGCAAGATAAACATCTGAGTCCTTGGTTGGGATATATACCAAGCGACCCCCGACATTACGAGTCCGAATACCGACACCGTTACTCAGACGCCAATAGAAAGGCCCGGCACTAACGCCATCAGCCCAACTACCACCCAATAGAGCAATTCTGTAACCATTCAGAAGCTCAGTAATATAGGTGTAGTCACCGACAGGAAGTGCGCTGTTTCCAAGACATTCAGAAGCCATAAACAACCAGTCGCATTTTGTTGAATACCCCATTGCAGAGATATAACCAGCTTTTGCAGCTACGGTGAAACCAGCAGCTTCATAGTTATCACTATTCTTGTTTTCTGCAAAATTGAAGTCTTTGCAAATATATGGCTGACCCCCTGCCATTTTGCCATTACCCCAAATATTCACACCGTATACAAATTTCCATATGTTACCCCAGAAGTTTTCTTTTCCACGCCAACAAATGGATGTTTTACCGTTATCTGTATATTCTGTTGCAACATTGCCTGGATAAACAGTTGATTTTGCAGCCCTACCTGTACCGTTTCCAATACTGGAAGTACTACCTGTTACTGCGGCATAAGAACAGGTTTTATTATCGCCAGTTTCCCACGGAATATTGACAACACCTGAACCAATCGGTGTTTGTAAATTCATCACACCCATTTCAATAATCATCAGCAGCTGTTCGGCAGATACCTGTTTGATGAGATCACCATGCCAGTTTATACCTCTGTTCTGTGCCAACTGTTCAACAGATGTTCTTGTGAGATTCTGTGAGTACCCAGATGCAGGTCTTGCACCTGAAATACTACAAAACTTATCTTCTGTCGCATTTAACACCTGTTCATCCTGTAACAGATAAACAGATGCAGATACATCATATACAGAGCCTTCATCTGCACTGGTCAGGAAATAATCAATCTCATTTCCATTTACATCATAAAAAGCAGGATGCAGTCTGAAACCTGGTCTTGGTTTTTCTGATACATAGTAATTTGCTTTTCTCAAATGGTAACCAATACCTGTATCAATTGGATCATATACGACCGGACATACCAGATAATAGAACTTAGGCTGATATACCATAACCTGTCCATTTGAACCATCTTCTGTATAACTTTCATCACCAAACCAAGCATTGATAGTTCCATCATCAGCAACATTACATTTACGTCTGCCACCATACATGGAAAATCTGTCAAAATCAGTACCAGGTGTCAGGTTAGTGGCACCTGCCAGTCTCTTAAAAGTTTTATTCCTGTAATCTACCTGTAAACCAAGAATATCATCATCTGACAGTCCAAGATATGCTCTCAGGTCAGCAACCCCTGCCAGAATTTCCTGTGAATTAAAGTTTTCACCTCTCAACTCTTCAAGGTTTGATGCGGCTGAACTATTTTCACTCTGTAATGCCTGCAATGCATTGTTTCCAGTAGTCGTGGCAGTATCTAATGCAGTCTTTGCTGTATCAGCATTTTTGATACTGGTATCAAGATCTGATTTTTTGCCGGCACTTGTTTCAATACTCTTATCCAGATTATTTTTGGATGTGACAGAATTGGTAATACTACCGTCCAGAGCTGTTTTTGCTTTTTCTGAATTTGATATGGACTGTTCTAATGCAGTCTTTGCTGTACTTACTGCTTTATTCAGTTCTGTAATCTTATCAGATGTATGTCTATTAATCTGGTCTTCTGCTGCGCTTTCTTTTTCTGTAATGTAGGACGCAATCTGACTTTTTGCTTCCTGAATAGATGCAGTCTGCTGATCTGTCACAGCTTTGACTGCGGCATCTTTCGTTTTATTTATTGCTGTGTCTGCTTCGCTTTTCTTTTCTTCGACATGACTATCAAAAGCTGTCACGGTATTGTTGATGTTCTGTTCAGACTTAGTAGCGGCCTGTTTTGATGCTTCTGCGTTACTTGCGGACTGTTTTGCTTTTTCAGCGGCTTCGACAGCTGCTTTCATATTGGAAGCCGCAGTCTCCTGTTTTTGTGTTACATCTGACTGCATTACTTCTACTGATTTCTTTGCAGTTTCTACCGCTGTCCTGTCTGCTGCAACCTGTGTTGCAGAATCTGCAAAATTAGCCAGCACCTGACCAAATTCTTTACGAGTTCCTGTGTAACCCTGTGCCACTGCATCAGCATAGGCAGTCACACATCCTAAATCTGTTTCTATCATGACATCATAACCCCCAATCTCCCTTTATCATTTATCTTAAAATCCAAACTCTGTACAATATTTTCTGTACGGGATAAATATAGATGTCCATCTTCCCGTATTTCCATGTGACAGAAGCCATTCTTTGTCGCAACTTGTTTCGCCTGATCTGCATAATACTTTGCATTGTCTTTATCACGTTCTGGATAAAGTTTATGCCCATGTGCCCAGGATTCCGAATCGGTTGCTCTGGTATCAGCCATATGTGCAGCTTCTTTTGTCTGCCTTGTATATTCCCCAACAGCGGTCAATGTGTGGTGGAATAAATCAATGTCTTCGGGAATTTCAAATCCTTCAGGCTCTGGCCGTTTATTTACAAACATCATCACGGTATTTACAGTTTTTCCTGTTTCAGGTGTTGATAAATAAATATAAACAGTGATAGCTTGTCTCTGTTTAAGTGACTCGTTTGGAATATCAACATAAAACTTATTATTCTCGGTATAACCTGTTACAACTTTTGCTTCTTCCAATCCCTTCCAGAATAAATGAACCTCAAATACATCTGGGAGATTAAGTCCATTAATTTGTAATCTTTGACCATAATCATATTGCCAAAGTCCGTCTACTGTAATTTCTTCACCATAATTGGTGAAATCTGCAATCAGCATTACTTAACCACCCCTTTCAACATTTCCTCTAATTTGTTCAGTCTTTCGTTCAATGTGTTCACTGTATCTTCCAATGTATTAATTCTTTCATTCTGATTCTGAATAACTTTCATCATTGCCGGAATCATGGTTCTGTAATTCCAGTCTTCTATCTGCCCATCCTCATTGAATATTACTCCTTCAGGATATTGTTTATACACGTCTTCCGCATAGAATCCCGGCACTGGTTTGTCTTCAAATGAGTCTCCTTCTTTCAAATAGCCTTTTTTATATTGAAACCATACCACTGGAACTTTAAGGAGTTTATCCGCTTCAGAGCTATCCATATTTCGAACATGGTTTTTGTATCTTTTTGAAGAAGATGACAACTTATATACGATATTACTCGCGATGCAAAGAGTTTGATATCCCGATGAGACAGTAGTCAAGTTGATTAGTTTAAATTCGCCTGAACCGTCTGTGAATTGTCCAGATGATCTTTGAGTGTGTACCTGCATGCCATATTTGACGCTCAGAGACTTTTTATCAGATGCTTCCGCAAGAGTTACATTGCCTAATTTGATAGTACCGCCTTTTATTTGCAATCCTACACTAGTGTTCATGTTAAAATAATTGCTCGTGTCTTTATATACGCTAAATCCGTTTATTCCTATGTATACGCCTTGCGTAGTTGACGTCATGGAATTGCGGCCGCTGGTATGTATACTGCTAGACCCGACCACAAATCCGCCTATTTTTGCAACAATCGCATCAAGTGTATTCACGTCGATAAGATCGGCCGTTATGGTTTTAGACTTTATGTATTCGCCATTAATGTACAATTTCCCGTCTGAGCCATAGGCTATAAGTTGACGATCGCCATTGTCAGTCAGAGCGTTAAAAACAGCTTCTCTTGTCACTTCTGCATCCGCAAGTACAGATACGCTCAACATCCCGAGGATGACTCCGGAAGAATTTCCGACAGTACATCTGACGGCAGTGGTTCTGTTAGTTATCCTATCCCATGCGGAGAATTTCATATCTATTCCCACGCCAGTTCCAGAAATAGCGTTCCATGTGCTTCCGTCTTCTGTATACTCAAACGTCCATCTACCGGAAATGTTTTGTTTTCTCTCCTCTGCTCCTGTCTGCGAATACAAATGAAACACCAGCGGAGAAGGCGAATAATCATATCCGCCAGAGCTGTTTGAACATCTTTTGATCGTTGTTGTTTCACATTCAAGGTAATAAACAGTGGCATCTTTTCCGTTCGTACCGTTCCCGCCAGCATACTGTTTTGCAATATTAAAGCGCTTGGTTATTGTTATTCCGTTATAAGTCGTTGAAAAATCAACCCATCCAATGTCTTCGGACAAGCTCTTTACGGAATAAGTGTGTGTACCTGAAGACCACGTGCCTGTTATGTTTTCTGTCGAGTACGATATAGCTGCTTCTGATGTAACATCCGATTCCCCATAAAAAACCTGTACTTTTACCTCGCATCTTGGAAAACTTGAATAGTTTCCATCTGCATTTACCGGAATTGCCTGATACTCACTTGATAACTGTATAACCAACGGAATTGCTTTCTTTATTTTTTCATCAATAGTATCTCCAGCAATATCTTCTACATCCTTGCCACCTATAGTAAGAGTTTTGGCGGCAATCATGACATTGCCATCATTATCAATATAAAATGTTGTTTTATTTTCCTTATCAGTGACACTCATGCCTTTTCCATTAATAAACTTACCGGCCAAAACGCCAGACAGGATATAGCTTGCATTTATATACAGTTCACCGTCCTGAATATAAATACCTTTGTTTTTTCCGTTATTGGTCAGTTTATTAAAAATTTCCGGTTGCCCTAAACTGGTATCATACTCATTAATCGCATTATCCACATCATCAGAATCCACATAAGACGGACTGATCCAATCAGCAGATGAAAATGCACCAGATTGTCTGGGGGTTTTGCAGATTTTTATTTCACCTTTTCCATCAGTGGTAGAGGTAACCCACATATCACCCTCATCATATGGTGGTTTAGGTGTGACCAAAAACACGCGTCTTTTTCCATCTGCGGTATCTTGTGCTGTTGAAGCAGCATCAAGCGCAGCTTTTATATCAGGATCATCAAAGCTCTCCCAACTATAAACGCCTTCAATCTTGACGAAACGGAACATTTTCTTAGTAGTGGTATTATAGAAAATATCATCAATGTGTTTTTCCTTCGCATCCGTATCAGTCCAGTCTGACGCTGGCTTATTCGTAAGCGTAGGGTCATAGGAATCAAAATACTGTGTGTTTATATCCTTTATCTTATCCCCAACAACTGCATCAACATAATTCTTTGTTGATTCTTTCGCTATCTCTTCAAGAGTTTTCCCCCTCAATTGAAAAGAATTTGCTACAATATCCACACGCCCGGTTGCAGTGTCAGCTTTAAACATGATATTTCCATCAGAATCAAGGACGGTAAAAGCCCCGGTATTGATCCAATCCGCATTAATTCCAATACTGTTCAAAATCTTTGTTATCATGGTACCATCCACAAGTAAACCTGCATTCCATGTATTACCGCCATCTGTGCTTACCGCCCAACCTTTTCCATTAAGTTCAAACACAACCTGGGATTCTTCCAGTGTCTGATGGTCACACATATAATATACTTTGCTTCCATCATCCAGTGTTTTAATAACTGGATAAAGGCCCACTTGCTCTTTCATTGCCTTTTCCAGTTCTTCCATTGCTTTTTCCCATTCAGTTTTATTTTTGTTTAAATGTTTTTTCAGATCCTGATAAATTTTTGATGCTTCTGAAAATCTTTCGGCACTGTTACGCAGTGCTGATTCTGCGTCATTTGACATTTGATTATCTGCATCAATAGAAAATACAACGTTTGTAAAAAAAGTCTTATATGACTTTAATTTACGGTCATATACTATTGCCCCGTCCCCTGCTTCAATCGTAGGGTCTTGCAATGAACTGACAGTCATTGGTCTGAACCTCAATCCAACAACACGTCCACCAACCATTGACGCAATTTCAGCTGCATTATCCTTATTGATAAATTTATTGCTGTCGATAACAACTGCATACCCATCTGAGCCAGACTGAAAAGTTACCTGATTAGAATTTTCATCTTCAGTTACGATTCTTACACATGTAATTACAACATCATCCATGTCAACGTTTACATCCGTGACAACATTTGTCTGTAAGGTATGTATATTCCTACCAGCGGACAGATCTGACATATTGTACCAACCAGCTGACAACTGACCACTTTTATTACATTTCCAAAAATGCCCTGAAATCTGGCCAACCCACGTCAAAACATCACGGAATGTCATAGTGTTATCATCTGGCTTTTTCTGAATCACATAATTGTAATACTCAAACTGTAGAGAATCTGTTGCTAAAGTCACACCGCAGCACCTACATGCATCCTGTACAATCTGTAATAGCGTTGCAGGATATATAAGATTACTCTTGCTGTAATTAACATCAAATTTATGCATGTTGTCCAAGCATTCCAGCGTAATGATATCGCCATCATAGCTTGTATCATTTACTGTAAACACGCCCTTAGAGACAGCTTCAGTCTTACCAGATAAACTCAATGACACTTTTATATTTGAGATTTCAGCACCTGTAAAATCGTACTCAGTAAAATCATCATACATGTTGTTCAGTCTTAATGTGAACTTCTGAACTATTGCTGAACCTATATCAAAACCGCCCGTACTAGATGTAGAATCATTAATTACAAAACCATTATCCCACAGTTGGCTGTCGTCAATGGGGATTGACTTACCAGATGCTAATGTAATTGTACAGGATCCTGAAAAATTTCTGTTATCATTTTCTAATGCTGCTTTGAATGCGGCTGATACATTAATCATTTTTATTACCTCTCAATCACATCAAAATCAAGTGTGGAATAACGTTCATGACCTTTCGCCCACCATTTTACATTTGCTTCCATATCACCTGTATAAAACTCTTTTGTTACATCAGTACCAGCTAAAGGATCCCAGTAAGTTACCATTATATATTCTGGATCAAATGCAACAAGAATCTGGTGTATCTGCTCTTTTGTCAGATTTACCCAACCAAGGCTCAGGGTACGCTTTTTCGCAAGCCTGTTCTTATGCATCTTAACATCCTGTGTTCTTCCCGCATTCTTTGCAGATACATCTGATTTTTTCCATTTAAACTTGGAAACTTCCTTGGGTAGTGTCACACCACCCACTTTAATTACAATGTTGTCCATGTGACACCCCCTGTTAAATCGTCTCAGTTACCGCAAAACGATAATCATATTTCTTCTTGCCTTTACGGACCACCTTATATAGTGTTTCGCTGTCAGCTTTCAGTGTAAATTCAAGAGTAACTTCTTTTTCAGAATCATCCCTTTCAAGGATTCCGCTGGCATTGAACGCATCAAGTACAGCTTCAAATACACCATTCTTGATACCGTCAACGATCTGGTTATTGTTGGCTACTGCGTTTCGGTTTCCCATCTTACCGACCATCTCAGGTCCTGCTTCGTTTGCAATGAATAACTGTCCCATTTCCGGGAAACCACCCTTTGCGTACCATTGCAAATTAAAACGTGGTAATGAAAATGAGAAATTACCAATACGGATGCTTCCACCTGTCCAGTCCCAACCAATGTGTGGCATAGGAATATGAACACTTGAAAATCCGTTTGCAAAGTTCTGAATGATATTTGATCCTACATCAAACAGGTTTGGAATAGCATTCCTGATTGTCTCAGGAAGTGTACCGAGAACACTGGTGAATGTAGAAACTTTTTCATTAAATCCATCTTTCAGACCGGAAACAATGTCAGAACCTTTCTGTAAGACCTTGTTCTTGATGTTTCCAATTGCTTTCAGTACTTTACCTGGAATCTCTTTAATATAGTTCAGGAACTTGCTGATATTATCTTTTACACCTTTTAGAAGACCATCAATGATATATCTACCCTGTTCAGCCATGACGGTTGACGGTGAATGAATACCAAATGCGGCTGTAAAACCTTTCATGAATGGTGTAAAAATGTGATCTTTTATCCACTCTGCAATGCCAACAACAGCATCCTTGATACCTTTAAAGATTCCTTTGACAACATTTCCACCGCATTCTTCAATCTTCTTTTGGAAGTATTTCTGAGCACCAGAAACTGCATCAGAAAGAAGACCACCAAAAAATGCAGATAAACCACCAAATGCAGCACCAATAAGTTCAAAGAATCCGTCAGCTATACCGTTCCAGTCAATAGCAGCTAAACCATCACGAACTTTTTCACCAATTGTCCACCAGTCAATGCCCTCAATCGCAGCTATGCCAAAATCAAAAACACCTTTGATTCCATCTGATATAGTTTGTCCTAAATTGACAAAATCAATGGTATTTACTGCATTATTGACAAAATCTGCAAGTGCTGTACCAGCACCTGTCCAATCGAAGTTATTGATAGCGGTATGGAAGAAGTCCAGAATGGTATTGATGCCATTACCGAACGACTGACCAACTAACGCCCAGTCAGTTGTTTGAATGAAGCTATTTAGTGTATCAGTAATTCCTGTTGCAATATTGCGTACAGTTTCCTGTATCAGGTTCCAGTCCAGACCACCCAGCGCACCATTGATACCGTTACCAATTGCTTTCCCAAGGCTATCCCAGTGGAAATTTTCGGCAAACGTATTTGCCATACCGAAGGCGGTATTGATGCCTTGAGCAAGGGTATTACCAACCAGTTTCCAGTCAACTGTTTCAAGAAAACCGTTCAGAAAAGTGGCAACACTCTTTGCAATCTTGTTACAGGTGTTCTTGATCTTATCCCATGGGATGCTGTTCAGTGCGGCATTCAGTTTGTTACCGACCATAGCACCGATTTCTGTAAAATCAGCATTCTTCCATGCCTGTTTAATCATGTCGGCAATCCCTTTAATCTTTGAAGGAATGCTTTCAGTCTCAAACATATCTGAAGGTGACAGACCACCTGTATCAGCTATTCCACTGTTACTGTCAGAACTGCTGTTATCATCCATCTTATTGATCTGGTCAAAACTCAGAATGGTACGTTTCAATTCCTCATTTGCTTTTTTGGCATTTTTAGCTGAATTGGCATTACTGTTCAGGCTCTTGGCGTAATCCTGCTGAACTTTTTTCGCTTTAATGTAAGTTGTTTTACCTGTTAATGCACTCGTCAACTGACCAAATGTATTAACTACAGAAATAATCTTCTGGATCAGTGTATTCAGAATAGGTGCGATCACATTCAAAATAGGTGCAAATGCTGCCGCAAATGCATTCTTTAACTGCGTCAGGGAAGACATCAGCATTGAGATACTGTTATTTGTCTCACCACTGTACTGTGCTAGGTTTTTGAATCCATCTACTAACGCACTTCTCAGCTTGTTCACCAAAGCAAAAAGTGACCTGATACCGAACGCATATTTGAGAATGTTTTTTAATCCACCGCCCAGTCCACCAGATGCTGATTTTGTTGCACCTGTGAACCTTCGTAAAACAGGAATACCGCTTGTAAACTTCTGTATGAGTGCGGCGAATGCACCAGATGTTCTTTTAATGACTGTGGTTACCTTCGTCAATGCAGACGCTGTACCACTGATAATTTTTTTCAAACCACCCCAGCCCTTTTGAGCAGCATTCAATCCCAAATTTCCAAGACCTAACGCACCTTTACCAATTCCTTTAAAGATTTCTTTCGGTATAGAATAGCCCCTTGTAAACGCAGTACCGTTTGACTGCATTTCAGCCATTTCATTTTTGTACCCTTCAATCTCATTTTTGGCTCCCTGAATGTCATACTGTAATGACTTCCACGCTGAACTGTTCTTTTTCACACCAATTGCTTCGTACTTTTCCTGTTTTGCAATCAAAGAACTAAGCGTACCTTCTGCCTTTTTCATACCGGACTGCAATTCCTGAAAGTCCTGTGTAGGTACTTTTATTCCGGCCTTCACCTGATATTTAGTAATCGCCTGTTTCATTTTCTGGAACACAGAAACCTGCTTTTTCACTGACTCTGTTGCATCATCCATTTTCATAGCCTGTTTGACTTTTGATATTTCAGACTTAACAGAATCACTGACATTTTTAGTCACTTTCTGGGCTTTTTCCATCTCTTTCTTGTAAGAAGCTGTGGATGCTTCCAGAATGACTTTCAGTTTTGCAAGTGTATCACCCATACATTTTCACCCCCCTTCCCGACAATAAAATAAGCAGGGTTACATTCCCTGCTGCCTTCGTCTGTTAAATTCATCAGCCCACCGTCTGCGCTTGTCCCTATAATCGGCAAGTTCTGCTTCCAGCTTCTGATGTTCATAATTTTCTTTATCTTCTTTGAATGTTTGTGGGTAAAAATCCCATGGATTACAAAGTTCAGCCTTTTCATTGAACAAGGTTGAAAGGTTCAGTGCCAGAGCCTTTGACAGAATAAAGTTATCACTGATCTGCTGTTTCCTATCTCTTGCCCTGCATCTGACATAACTCTCCATCATATCCATGATCTCATTTAAAGTGGAATCCCAAAATAATTCAGGCCGTATTCCACAGTCTAATGCATCCGGGTAAATCGCCCACAAATATTCGCTTGTAGTTGTTACAGTTCTTCGTCTGTTGCTTCCAGAATTTCCGCTGCCATCTTCGGCGTAAAAAAACCAGATACCGCCAGAGTCGGAATCACAACATTTTTGTACAGATCAATCTGACTTCCACCTTCTTCAACATATTTGTCAAACAGGTTCAGAATATCATCATACTTAACCCCATGTTCCCACGGAAGCATTGCCGCCTGAATGATAGTAAGCATTACAGATAATGCCGGCATATCATCCACCAGATGCATGACGTTACATTTATATTTATTTTCCAGCTTTTCAATATTAGACGCTTTAAGTTTCAGACGGTAATCTCTGCCACCTACTGTCCAATAATGAAAAGGCTTTCTTTTCTTTTTTTCTTCATCCAAATCTACAATTTTTGTTTCTTTTTCCTGATTTTTTACTTCTTCATCTAAACCGCCCATGTTATATCCTCCTGAATTTTCTTAATAAAAGACCCGGTATTATGCCGGGTCTGTGTAAGTAATATCTGTCTGTACAGTCATAGTTACCTCAAATTCAATTACACCATTGACACCGCCACCTGTACGTTTTACAGACACTGTGGCACCAAAATCCAGAGTTGTTTTATCTGGATCAGTTTCTCTGAAATACAGTACTGTTCCATCCTGATCTGCTTTTCTCAGTGTACGATAAGGACTGTCTGCTTTCGTGTTGTCATATTTAAACTTATATGTCATTTCAGGCAGATCACCGATACCTTTTTCATACACTTTGTGTTTATCTGTCAGAACTGTGTTATCTACTTTTTCAGGATCTGTTCCAACATCCGGGATTTCTTTCAGTCCCGGCAAGTCAGTATAAGATGTAGAACTGCCAGAAGGGGCTGTCTTAGAATACCCCAGTTTTGTACCATTTGCTAACATTTATCTTCACCTCTTTCTTAATTCCAGTACACTAAATCAGAACTCATATCAATGATTCCTTCATAGCGCATTACTTTATGTTTCAATCCGCTTGGATCCGGTGCATCACCGCAATAGGTTCTCACCAGACCTAAAGCAGAAACAGCAGCATCAACTGCAATGGCTGTATCAGATGTACTCTGGTTGTGCCATATATCAATTTTATATGACACCTTAGCTTTCTGTTCAGCATTGTCAGTACGTTCCCACACACTGTTATTTTCTTCCACATATTGAATGGTTGGGAAGTTCGCCCAGTCTTTCGGATATGTGTCTGATACATTCTCAGTAACAGTGAGAAGTGCTGAATATACCTGATCTTTTACATTTTTCATCTTGTCACCTTTTTCAAATCTTTTTCAAGTGCCGCTTTAATTTCCTGTGTTACATCATCCTTCAATTCTGCAAAAGCAGGATACATGAAAGGCTGCGCAACCTGACCTTTTGTATAATATCCAATGACTTCGCCGTCTTTCCCTTTTGCGATACCAAAACCATACTGTTCAGCATCATCTGGTGACATTGCGTCAGCTGGTATCATCCAACCCGACTGGGAATATACAGGGTCAACGTCCGGGGATATACCGTTGTGATGCGCTTGTCCTGTGGGGCCAGTACCGAACTCAACATAAGGTGCATACTCTGAATTGGTGTATATCTCACTGTGAATCAAGTCTTCCTGTCGTTCTGTACTAACATGGATTGACTGTCTTAATGATCCACCCCCGGAACCATACCTTCTGACAGGACATAATTCTTTAGCTTGTGCCTGAATGCGTAAAGCCTGTTCGTGTACTTTTGACTGTAAACCGCCTTCAGCCATATCAACAAGTCCTGAAAATTTCTGTATCAGATCATCACTCATATCTTCTCCAACTCCATCTTTAGTTGTCGGTAAGGTTTAATTGCAATGATCCGGTAATCTGGATTAGATTCTTCATCAGCAAAAATACAGATTCCATCCTGTTCTCTGAAAACCAAATCATTACCGAAATCAAAAGAAGCACCCTGTTTTTCCCTTATAATCTGATATGCACCATCAAGTTTTAGGTTCAGTATATAGTTCAGTCTATCTCCATATTGCTGAACCTGCACTTTACCAGATGCAGGCCACTGTTCCCCTACAAAGGGGACCCCTGTTCCCCATTCTCCTGTTGAACACCCCTCTTTATCTTTCTTTGAGATTCTCTTTTTCAGATAAAATGTGTTTAGTCTACTTCTTTTTATTCTCATAAACTTTACCACCTACCCGGCAAATACGATAACGATTAAGGGTGTCAAAAATCTGCTTCGGTGCGTCATTGAAGTTATAGGTTTCTCCACCCTCTGACCTACTGTTTTCACCCTCTGTCCCCATACGATTTAGAGCAATCACGGCAAGATCACGAACAGGCTTTTCAAGTGGCTGTATGATTTTTGTACGCATTGTATAAGCCAATACGAAAGATTCTGCATCATCAAGAAGAACAGCAATCAGTTCTTCATCCTGTTCACCTGTCAACTTCTCTACAATACGCACATCAGACGGTCTTACCATCCGCATTCACCCCATTTTCTGTTTTTCCTTTTCTTTTTGGTTTGGAATCAGTTACAACAGGGACTTTTGACCAGCCATCTAATAACAGCTGGTCAATAATTCCCTGTGAATCATCATCAATGATTCTTTCAACATTTTCCTTAATCAGAATCATTTACATCCCCTCACTCAGCGTCTTTGATTGATACAAATACAGAATCAATCTTGTTTTCAAGCACCCACAGATCATGATGTCTACGATAATTCATCTTCCAAGCATCTGCATCCTGGTTCTGATCCGGTGTAAAGATTTTCATTTTGTCCTGTTTTGTTACCGCAATCGGTGTAGTTCTTGCAGTAACGATAAAGTTGATGTCTTTTGCAGTAGTGCCTTTGATATAACCACCTGCTTCCTGACCTTTTGTTTTACCGTCATACAGGGTAATTGCAGAATACATTCTGTTTGACGGTACAGAAATAAATGGTACACCGTCAATAGATGGTACCTGCGTATTGATTCCACCCTGAGAAAATGTCATTGCTGTAATCTTACCAGCGAGTTCCAGTTCCAATTCAGTAATGAAATCAGAGGTTGCCATAATAACGAGCGGACCATTGTATCCGCAATCACGAACAGCCTTGATACCTTCTTTTGCTTTTCTGAGGGCAGATGTGTTTGCTGCTCCAGGTGTATAACCATAAGTTACCATACCTGCTTTTTTTGCAGTGACCGCAGTAGATGCCAACTTAGAAATACGGTATGCATCAATCTCAGGTACCACATGCACTCTCTGAAATTCTCCCATAACCGCAGCGGCAGTTGTCACAAAACCAGTTTCGTCAATATCCATTGCGTCAAGCTGGAATTTACGTCCTCTGTCCTGTGTCATTGTGAGTGTTTCGTATGCCATAGTAGCACCACCCATAACATACCCGTTGTCACGGTCATAGTTTGCGAGTCCCTGAACAGACAGTTTCGGGATCTTTACTTCTTTACCACCGCTGTAAATAACCTGTCCTGCATTGGCATCCATCCAACCAGTTACAGCTTCCTGTACAGCTAACTTATCAAGAGTACGCTGAAACAGGGTTTCAGTTGCTAAAGTATTAATAACCATATATTTCACCTATCCTTTTCTTTAATATCCACGCATTAATTTTTCAACCTGCGCTTCCAGTTCTTTGTTACCTTCCGGTGCCTTCTTCTGAGGGTCGCCGCCTTTTAATTTTTCCTGAACTGCTGCTTCAACAGCTTCCTGAAAAATCTTTTCTACAGTTGCAATGGATTTATTGCAGCTGTCAGCGTCTGTATATACAAGGAGATCAGCAAGAGAAGGTGGAAGTTTCTTTTCAGCAAGTGTATTTTTTGCTTCTGCTTTCAACTCACTCTTTGTGATTGCTGCTTCTCTGTCAGCAAGTTCTTTTTCTTTTTTCTGCTGCATATACTGCGCCTTTTCATCTTTGTTCATTTTCGCCAGCTTTTCAGCTTCTGACAACTTATCGTTTGTCAGAGCTTCCCATTTTTCCTGTGCTTTCTGAACAGCAGTATGAATTGCTTTGTTGACTCTTCTGTCAAATTCTGCCTGGTTCCCTTCCCCTTTCAGGAAATCATCAAATGACTGTGGTTTATCATCACCAGACCCACTATCATCACCTTCACCGCTACCGGATCCACCGCCGTTACCAGAATCATCACCGGAACCAGCACCATCTCCTTCTGCAAAAAGCTGTAAATTCATAGGAACCTTGCATCTGCACTGTGTAAGTGCTCTAAAAACTTTATTTCTCATATTTATCCTTTCCGCCCAACCTATTCCCGTGATGGGCCTGGGTCATTCGTCTTAGATTTACAGTTCTTTAACGTCTGCTGAAAAAAGACAAAATAAAAAGACCCTCAGGTCTCTACTTTTCAAGTGCTTTTGCTGTGGTTGTTTTCTCTGTCACAATTTCAACCACTCCTTCAGCCACAAGATGTTTCGCTCTTTCTTCTGTTACTTCCCAGACTGCACCTGGAAAACGCTGCATCTTCTCAATTGGCTGAGTCACATCATTAAACCTCTGAATACATTTAACTTTTACCATTGGTGTTTCCCCTTTCTATTCTTCATAGATAATCTCTAATCCATAGGCTACTGCGGCATCATGCTCTAATTTACACCCTCTGGCATTTTCCCAACCTTTACAGAAATAAGCCGCATGGCATAAACTCATGTTTTCCAGAGATTTTGCAAGGAAACACAAAGGAATCTGAACAACACCACGTTCTTTCATCTTTTCTTTGCTGTACCACTCATCAGTAAAAAGAGTATTTACGATTTCATACCCTCTTTCTTTTAATGCTTTAATTGCTTTCTCTCTGGTTGCAATAATCTCTGCATCCGTCTTTCCAGCCATAGGCTGTGATAACATTGCTTTTTTCATGTTTTCTTCCTTTCTCTATAATCCTTCTTCAACAGCTCCCACTTCTCAGGCTCCTGGTATTTTAGTTTCTGGAACCCTGTAAATGATGCAGGTACACCATCAATACCCGATTTCTTATACTTCTGATATTGCGCTTGGTCAGAAGCCTTATTTTGTATTGCCTTTTCCTGCCCTTTCGCCTTCGGGTTATCTTTTACATATTTTTTATACCATTCCTCATAAGTCATGGAAGCTGGAACAAGTTCAGTTCTGCTCGTTTCCGGGTTCAGTGCTCGTCTTTTCAGTTTTTTTATATCATCCTCTGATATGACTACAATAGTGGTACTTCTACACCACGGATGCATAGGTGGATAGTTCTTTCCAACCTGCCTGTCCTTCAGGAAAAACCTTTTCCCATCCAGTGACCGACATATCTCAGATGTACGCAAGTCCAAAGTCGCAAGAAACTGATACTTTTGCAGATCACATTCTTCATATGCTTCTGCATTCAGTTCCCCGGAAACAAACGCTGCTTCTGTGCGAACCAAACGCCTTGCTTCAAAAATCCCCTGGTCAAATTTATTTGCAATAATTCTCACGGCTTCATTTTCAGGCCGTCCAGTAATCAGGTCAATCAGTAGTTCTTCTTTAATTGCTTTTGTCAGTGTTTTACTATTCTTCCACAGACGTTCAGAATAGTGTTTTCCACTCCAAGGTATAGAAATGACTTTATCAATCTGTTTCCTGTCTATATGAGCAAAACTGAAAGCATATGATGTATTGTGCTGTATCTCATAAATCTGTCTGTAATAAGAATCATTCGCCAGATCCACAAAAAAATCACCAGCAAGTATTTTTTCCTGCTGG